TAGTATCGGAAGGTAGTGTGTAAGTCGCTGTACCAGCAGTAAGCGATATAGTCCCAGCCTCTATAGTGAATAGGTTCAAACCACGGTTTTGCCACTCTAACGTCATAATATTGAGACTGCGGCGAGCAGTTTTTAAGTCATACCCCGAACGCATTTCAAGGCCCGCACGTTCGTACGCCTCCTCGAATAATTCATTTAGTTCTGGTACAACAACTGCCATGATCTAGGCCTTCCTATACTTCGCCGTCTTCTTGGCTATCTTTTTCGGCTGCTTGGCAACCTGTTTACCTTTTTTAGTGGCCGCTCGTTTAGCCTTGGTAGTAGCAGCGTACTCTTTAGCTGACAAAGCTTTTATAGCCTTTGTGGGTAGGTAACGCTCACCTGTAGCCTTGGGCCCTTGCGTCGATGGTTTACCGGACTTCGTCCGCCATTTCTGCTTGCCCCAAGACTTCAAGCTTTTTTGCGACTTCTTCAGGGCCATTACTTATTCTTTGAAGAGCCGCCGCGTTTCATAGCTTTGCCGCCACGCATCATCTTTTTAGCAGGCTTTGCTTTGCCGCCACGCATCATCTTTTTAGCAGGCTTTTTCATAGCCCGAGGTTTCATAGCCATTTGTCAGTCTCCTTTTCCGACTAAGTACAAGTTGCTCGTACTCTGATGTAGGGTACGCTTTATAATACCCTAGGGGTTTTAATTTGTCACTGGCGCTAACAACCAACTCCAAATCTTGAATAAACAACATGCAATATGGGGCTTCTATAGAGCTCTCCCAATCGTTGTCAGTTAAAAAATCTAACTCTGCGTCCTCAGCTCCATATTCAGGATGAAACTCCATACAGTGCAAGTTAGGGAATATATTGTTTAGCTGGGCAACATACTCATTAAAAGCACTTAACTCGGGGAGATCGTAAGAGGCAAGAACGACTAACTCTTTACCTAACCCATCAAAGGAGGAGCAAAATTTTAAAGCGTCCGCGTATATGTTAGTAGTTTTAACAACAGACACTTTATTGTTCGCCCACGCTTGTTTTGCGTACGGGCACGGGGGCAAGCCACCAAGATGGGGGTTAGCTACCTCCAGCACCTCACGAGACCAACTACGTAGATCAGATTCAAGATCGGTACCCACCACCGGCTCCTTTATACTGTTTTGCGAGCATCTGAGCTTTACGGGCAGACCACTGTCCGGGTTTGCCGCCTTTGCCTCCTGCTTTAATCTTGTTAAATAGCCGCTTCCGTAAACTTGGCTTAGTGTAGTTGCCAGCCTCGTTTACACGGCTTTTAGTCTTCCCACCTTTGCCCATACGGACTATAGCGAGGTCTTTAGCATCATCTCCTGTAGACACCATATTACCGCCGTTAGCAGACCTACTCCCAACGCGGTTACCTACAAGCTGACTTTTCATAGAACTACGCCCCATCATGTCAACATTTCCACCTTTTTCTAGCTTGTCGCAGCCTACTGTTAGGGTTCTTGGCCGCTTTAGGAAACTGTTTCATCTGCCCCGCAGAGCGCGCGCAATAGGATTTACGGCGTTTAGCCGCCGCGCTCCCTTTCTTAACCTTGCCAGTAACGGCGGTCTTTAGTTTAGAGCCGGGATTATCCCGGCGGTACTTAGCCACACCTTTTTTAGTCATGCCCGCACCGGATTTAGTCGGTCGTTTATGACCACCTTTTATAGTGTGGCCCTTCATTGTACCTTTTTTCTTAACCGCCATGTTACTCTATAAGCAGGGTCATCACGTTTCCTGAACCTGTAAAGGCGGAAACAAAACAACCGTTATCAGCTAAGATACCATCATTCGGAATGTAGACGTCATTCCAACCAGTAGGCAGGGTTAACTGCAATATGATAGGGCCAGTAGCTGACCCACTACGGATAGTAAAAGCAGCTGCAGATGCAGCGTTCACTAGAACTCCCTGCAGTCTACCGCGTGATGGGCCTACAAGTGCGGCGCTATCGCCTACCGCAAAGTTATAAGCTCGTACTTCTTGACCAGCCATAATCTAGTCCTTTTTCTTCTTGGGACGGCCACGTTTTTTAGCAGGCTTTTCTTCCCATGCCTCGTTTACATCAGGCGTAGAAGGATCATCTGCTTTAAGCGTACCATCTTTTTTTCTTGCGCGAACTTTAACGACCCCAATTCCTCGGGCTGCTAACTCTTCTTCGGATGGGGGTGCAAATCTACTCATAGCCCACCCCTTATGACGCTGCTATTGTAGCACCAGTGTCAGAGCGCTTCCAATTTGTTCCGTCAGAGAAAGCCAAAATTGCAGAACCAGCTGCGCCGTTGGAGACAAATACAATCGTGCCCGCGCCAGCGGATGAAGCTGAAGGTGCGTTCGCTACAGTGTAAGTTGGAACGACGATATCGCCAATAAAACCAGCAGTTGAAGTCACTGGACCTGAAAATGTAGTTGATGCCATTTTAGTACCCTTTGCATAAGGATTCGCCTTGTAGTCTATGCAACGTCAGGTGGGTATATAGACCTGTCTACAAAGCTAATGTTGTACCCGTTAGCAGGACCATACAACACCGCTACACAAAAAGAAAGCCCCACCGAAATGGAGCCTTCTAAATTTAAATCCTAGGAGCTTACGCGCCCGGGGAACCGTAGATACCCAACGGATCGGAAACGCCGAAGCTGTAACGCTCACGCGCTTTGTAGCGCACGTTACCAGTATCGAAGTCACCGTCCATACCTGTAGCCATCGCAGAACGTACGAAGTGTTTCATACCGTTAGGGATGTCTGTAGTTAGGAACCAAGCGTCAGCGTCTGTTAGGTAGTGGTTCACACCATACCCTTCAGGAACTACACCATTTGAACTGATAGCGTTTATATCGTTATCAGCTGTACCTACACGTAGGGTTGTTTCCAACAAACGAGTCGCTACGAACTGCAGAGCAGACGGGATGACAAGCTTCTTACCGCGAGCGGCGATAAGTAACCCACGCTCGTCTGTGTACGCTGCGATGTCGATGATAGCTTGCTCAAGCGAAGTCTCGTTGAGGTCAGCAGCGACTGCAGGTCGGTTAGAGTTTGTCCCACCACCAACTGTTGGGTGTGCAGTACTGAACAATGTTACGTTATCACCAGATTTAAAGGTGTCAAAACCCGTATTGAGTAATGAAGCAGCTTTAACTTGTTTGGTGTACGCCATAGCGCGAGCCAAGGCTTTTGTGTAACGTGAGGACAAAGAATCGTACAAGTTATCTTCCATCGCTTCTTCAGTGATGGCGAAACCCATAGCGATAGTCTCGTGTGTGTAGCGAGCTGTGAACGCCTCTTGAGCATTGTCATACTCAATAGAAGAACCTTCAGCTTTTGTTGGCGCTGCACCGAAACCAGACAGTTTGACTTCCTCTTCAAAGCTACGCTCTGAATTTTCCGTCTCATAGATGTCCGCGTGTTCGTTTTCGTATTTATCGTACTCAAGACCAAATAAGGCGTTAAGTCCGGGCAGGAGCTCTTTAAGCGCCTGTGCGCGTGAAATAGCCATGTGTTATCCCTCCTTACAGGCCAACAGCGTTAGTCATGCTGCTGTAGCCGGGGTTAAATTTAACCAAAAGATCGGGGAACGCATCACCAATAGGTGAATGAGCTGCCACAATACGGAAGGCGGCGGTGGTAGTCTTAGTTGTCGCGTCAACGGCACTTGTAGAGTTACCAGTAGCAGTGTTGCCAGTAGATGTAGACTGAGCAGCTGCGAAGAAAGTGTTCGCACCTATATCAGATTGGTCCATAGCGCCATCTGCTTGTACTTGGAATAGTACATTTGGGTCGTCTACGACAAACGCTTTGATTGACGTACCAGTCGCGGCAACAGTGCCCGATGGGTAGTATTGTGAGAATGTTAGTTGACCCGAAGTTGCGTCAACATATTCAACACCCATAAACACCCCAAGAGAACCAGTTAAGGTTGTTCCTGTTGGTAATGCGTTTGTACCGCCGTCGGCACCTGTTGCAGTTGATAGTGCGATGTAACCATCGGCACCAATATGAACGACTTGACCGTTGAAAAGGTTTGTTGCCTCTCCAGCGGGGTCGATCAGGTACTGGGACGTAGCCCCAGCGTAGGCCATTCCGTCGGCACGTTTTACCGGCTTTAGGCCGTAGGGAGCAGCTGTAGTAGCCATAATGCTCTTCCTCCAGAGTTATTTACTTTAAAAGTAAAGAGCCTCATGCCCCTTACCCTGTAGTCACCGCGAACTACGCTCAGGTTTAAGCATAGGCATTCGCGGGTCAGACTCACGCATGTAGTTTCTATCGACAGCTTCGGCCTGATTGTGTGCAGACTCTAGCTGACCATGAATACGGTCGTCTCTTAGTTCGGTCGGGATAGCGCAAAGCAATAGCCCACCAACTTCGATATTGTCTTTAAAACGAGAATCAATATCTGACATGATGTGTAGCTCGGGATAATCTTCTGCCTTTACAGGCACATAGCCATCACGAAACCTCCCAGAAACATTTGTCATATCTGCATTACCCAATGTAGATGTGCGAATCCAGCGGAACGAAAGTCCGTTACGTGGTTCGGGGGTAGGCAGCATTGACGAGCGCTTCCAAGGTTTACGACGTTCCCCCGCTTCGCGGGTATCGGTTGTACGTGGTTTTCTGTCAGCCATTTTGCTTATCCTTTAGCACTTGCGCCGCGTATTGTTTATTAGTTAATCCGAGACGCTTGGCGATTGCAGCCTCAGAGGAGGAGATGACAACTGTATTGCGTGATGTGGCGGTACTTCTACCGCCCGGGGCCACCACGGAGCCAGCTTTACGTTGTGGTTGTCTAACCTCCGGTTCCACGTCCGAAAAGCGATCTGGATACCGAGACCGCATGGCCTCGTTTATCTTACTGTAATACATGTCGGACGTAGAATCAACGCCAGACTCTAATAGTTCTTCATGTATGAGCATAGCATACCTTGTCATGCCCTTGTCTTTTTGGAACCAATCGTTACCCGCTACCCATTCCTGCGCCTTACGATCAGGTGTGGGAACACGAGGGGCGGGAGCTGGAGCCCTAGACTGATCCTGTACAGCCCTCTGTGCTGGTTTCCAGTTTTCTACACGATCGGACTCAAGCTGCAGCTTAGACAACGACATTTGCGCTTCTAGCACCGCATCCGTGTCCCCAGCCTCATAAGCTTCTTTATAAGCTCGTTTAGCGCTTTCAAGTTCTGATGCTACTCGTGCCTTGGCTTCGTTAACCAATACACCTTCACCTTCAGAAAGATTTTTACGGAGACGTTCAGCTTCGTTCTTCTGCGATTCTGCGTACTGAACTGCAGCTTCGCGTTCACGTTCAGCTTCTTCCTTACGACGACGTTCTTCGTGATACTCGAATTTTAGCTTCTTGATACGCTTCTGTACCGAGTCGCTGTGTTTCTCAAGCTCTTCGTCTTCTGGGATGTCGGCCTCAGCATCAGCTGCTCTGCGTGGACGCCCTTTGTCCTCTTCAGGAGTATCGTCGGCGACTTCAACCTCGAAATCATCCTCGCCTTCAACATTTACTTCTAATGCTCCAGCTTCAACTACTTCGTCTTCAACGACTTTTTCTACTTCACTCATGCTCTACTATACCCCCGTGGGTCTTCGACTACCGCTTCAACAGTATCATCGTTGATAATGCGGAACTCTTTGTTATG